TTCTTTTTACCCCGAAAACGCCTCAATAAGCCACTATCGGCTTGAACAGGACCAGGAACAGTCATGACGGCTCAAAACGGCTCAGACGGGCTTACAACGGCTGAGGTAGGGGTAACAGAACCTCGTTATGGGTCACAAACCCCTAGAATCCGCTCTAGGCCTTCGACTTTGCCTACTAGAGGCGATGAAATGATTCAGTTCTGCGAAGATATCGGCTTTCCGCTCCTACCCTGGCAACAGGAACTGGCCCGAGATTGCTTACGATATAAAGAAGATGGGCGCTGGTTACACCCTCTAATTGGCATCATGCTTCCTCGCCAGCAGGGTAAATCTACCTTCATGGCGCTTCGAATCCTTTTTGGAATCTACGTCCTAGGCGAGAAAATGCACTTGGCAACGGCTCATAAATTGACTACTTCTAGCGAAATCTTCTACAAGGTAAGTCAGATTATCGAGGACTCTCAATTACTCCTGGATAATTTCGCCAAGAAGTACGAGTCCAAGGGTTCTCAGGAGATTAGGTTTAAGAATAAGGCTCGTTATCTAATCAGAGCCGGAAACTCTGCTGCTCGCGGTATTGCAGCGCCGGACGTAATTCATATTGACGAACTTCGAGAGTTCGATACCGAGGATGTCTGGTCATCTATGCGCTTTACTCAGATGAGTAATCCAAACCCGCAGGCTTACGTCTATTCCAACGCGGGCCACGCTAACTCCGTCCTGCTTCATAAATTTAGAGAGCGCGGGATGGCTGCGGCTGAAGGTGCAGACGATTCTATCGGCTGGTTCGAGTGGAGCGCCGAGCCTGGCGCAGATATCACCGACAAAGAGGCTTGGTATCAGAGTAACCCGTCGCTTGGCTATACCGTCCATGAAGATAACATCAAGGACAGCCTTACAGACCGAGAGGATATTTTCCGCACGGAAATTCTTTGCCAGTTCGTAAGCATGATTAATCCAGTTATCTCTGAGGCTGAGTGGAAAAAGTGTAAGGTCGATGACCTACCTCAGTTAAACGTCGAGCAGGACACTTGGATGGCGATAGACCTAAGCCCAGACAGAAAACACGCTTCACTAGTTGCGGGCCAAAGAATCAGCCAGGATAAGTTTATGGTTAGCCTTCTTCATACTTGGTTCAACCCAGTTAATCTTGACGACAAGGAAATGGCTAACGATATTGCTTACTGGGTTCGTAAGTTCCCGGTTAACGCCGTTGCTTACTCTAAGTCGACGGCCTCAGCAGTTGCGGCCCGTTTATTACCTGCTGGAATTCCTATGCATGAGATTACAGGCCAGGAATACCAACAATCCTGCGACGAATTCGTCTCTGCGGTTTCTAGCCTTCGTCTCGCGCACTCTGACCAGGAAGAATTGACTAAACAAGTTCTTAGCGCAGTTAAATTAACTCGAGGCGATGGTGGCTGGGTAATGGGCCGTAAGGCTTCGGGTATAGTCTGCGGTGCAGTAGCCGCCGCAATGGTTACTCACTTTGCGACACGCGCTGAATCAGAAGTAGACATTCAGATAGGATAATGTCTAGACAATAGCGTATAATATGTCCAATGGGAATCCGGGACATTTTTACAACATCTAAGCCAGCAGTCGAGGTTACAGTCGACGCCGCTTCTACCCCTGCGCCGTTTAACAATACGGCTTCATTTAATCCTTTCGTTTTTACTCAATCAGTTGCAAGCCGCCAGCAGGCTATGGCAGTTCCAACTATTGCTCGCGCTCGTAATATCATCTGCTCAACTTTGGCTGCTTTACCATTAGAGCAGTATTCAAAACTTAATGGCTCGCACATGACTACTCCAGCAGTAATCAATCAGCCAGACCCACGCGTTCCTGGTTCTGCTATTTACGCATGGCTCGCGGAAGACCTTCTCTTCCATGGTGTCGGGTACGGTCAGGTCCTCGAGCAATATGGTGAGACAGGAAGAGTTCGCGCATGGACTCGCATAGCGCCAGACCGCGTAACACCAAAGTTAAATAATCTTCAGACTGAAATTGTCGGATACCAAGTAGACGGCTCAGTAGTTCCAACTCAGGGCGTAGGTTCTCTAGTCGTTTTCTACGGACTTGATGAAGGATTACTTAACCGAGCAGGCCGCACAATTCGCGCCGCTCATGCACTTGAGCAAGCCGCAGAAACTTTTGCTAAAGAACCAGTCCCACTACAGGTTCTAAAATCTAATGGCACAAACCTTCCAGCAGAGCGCATCTCTAAACTTCTTGAGTCATGGAGAACTGCTCGCCTTACTAAATCTACTGCGTTCCTAAACGCAGATGTCGAATTGCAGGCGTTAGGTATAGACCCAGCCAAATTGCAACTGAACGAGGCTCGTCAATATGTTGCGCTCGAGTTAGCCCGCGCCTGCAACCTTCCTGCTTATTTCGTTAGTGCTGAAACTACAAGCATGACTTACAGCAACTCCGTTTCAGAACGTCGCTCACTTATCGACTTTTCTATGAAGCCAATTCTTGCTGCTATTGAACAGCGCCTATCCATGCCGGATTTCTGCCCTTCAACCGGCGAAATTCGTTTTAGCCTGGACGAGTTCCTGCGCTCAGACGCACTTGCTCGCGCTCAAGTTTATGAAATTCTTAATCGAATCGGCGCTATGAGCGTTGAACAGATTCAAGAAGAAGAAGACCTGATTGACAATAAGGAGAACGCATGAAGATAACTATGCCAGTTGCTATTACAGCAGCAGATGCAGAGTCCCGCATTATCGCAGGTCGCATCGTTTCATGGAACGCTGAAGGTAACACCTCAGCAGGCCGCACTATGTTTAAGCCTGATTCTATTACCATGTCAAAGAACACTAAGTTGGTTCTACAGCATGACACCACTCGCCCGCTTGGAAAACTCATTTCATTCTCACAGGATGAAGCAGGCATTACAGCAGAATTCAAAATCGCTAAAACAACCGCCGGTAATGATGCGCTTGAAGAGGCAGCAACCGGATTACGCAGCGATTTTAGCGTGGGCGTAGATGTCGAGTCATGGGATAACTCAAACGGCGTAATGGCTATCAGCGCATCTAACTTAATCGAGGTCAGCCTCGTTACAGATGGCGCAATTCCAGGCGCAGAAGTCGCAAAAGTAGCGGCAGAAGAAACCGAAGTTTCTGAGACAACTCAGGAAGAAACACAATCAACCAATGAAGGAGAACAAGTGTCAGACACTACCGTTCCAGAAGTTGCTCCTGCCGCAGAAACGGTAGAGGCTGCAAAGGTTGAAGTTAAGGCTGCAACAGCGCCTTATATTTCAACAACTGTTCGTAACCCAATCGTTGATAAGGCTTCTTATCTCGAGCATTCAGTCCGCGCCTCACTAGGTAACGACACATCAAAGATGTATGTTGCAGCAGCAGCAGACACCACAGACAACGCAGGACTCGTTCCTACACGTCAACTCACCGAGGTAATCAACGGCATCTCAAACGCAGACCGTCCATTGATTGACTCAATTTCTTCTGGCGCTCTTCCAGATGCAGGGATGACATTCGAAATTCCTAAGATTACAGTTGCTCCAACTGTTGCGGTAGCAACAGAAGGCGGAACACCATCTGAGACAGACCAGAACGCTGCTTTCGTTTCTGTAGATGTAAAGAAGTACATCGGACAGCAAACATTCAGCCTTGAACTTCTAGACCGTTCATCACCTGCTTTCTTTGCAGAACTCGTACGCCAGATGGAATACGCATACGCTAAGGCAACAGATGGAGCAGTCGGAACTGCACTTATTGCAGGCGGAACAGACGGCGGAAACCGCACACTTACTACAGGCGCTCTTGCAGCAGACTTCGTAGCAGATGCAGCAGTTTCTATCTACGAAAACACTCTCGGATTCGCTACAAACATCGCAGTATCTCCAGCACAGTGGGGCGTCTTGATGGGCTTGGTCGATTCTTCAAACCGTCCAATTTTCCAGCAGACAATCAACCCACAAAACGCAGGCGGAACACTTACAGCAACAGCGGTTCGTGGAAACCTCCTAGGTCTCAACCTTCGCGTTGCTCGTAACCTTTCAGGTACAGGCGATAACTCAATGATTATCGTTAATCCAGATGCTTACACATGGTACGAATCACCACGCCTATCACTCCAGACAAACCTCATCTCTACAGGCCAGGTTCAGGTTGGATATTACGGTTATGGTGCAATCGCTACCAAAATTGGCGCTGGCGCATACCGCTACATGGTTGCATAGTTAGAAACTAATCATGGGGGGGCCGCTGCTCCCGGTGGCTCCCCCAGTCGTTTAATAGAGAGGATGTAGAGATGGCTTCAATCGTTACAGTTGCAGAACTAAGGTCTATCCTTGGCGTCTCTACATCTCTTTATAACGACGCATATTTAACAGATGTTATTGATACAGCAGAAGCAGTAATCCTGCCTATGCTCGTTAAGTACGCTTCCTCAATCGATAACGTAATGCTAGAAGCAAACGTGGCCACTTATCAAACAGTAGGCCAAAACCAGTTCTCTGCGGGTCAGAGCGTAGTTATTACAGGCTGCGGTTCCCCTTTTAACGGAACGTTTACTATTTCAGATTCTTATGATGACCTTTTCACTGTTGCAATTACTAACGCAGATATCGATGAAAAGAATGTCATTCCTTCAGGACTTGCAACCCTTTCTGGCGCCGCTACTTATGTAGGCGTAAGCGCAGTCGAGTCAGCAGTCCTTGCAGTATCGGTCGAAGTCTTTCAGTCTCGCATCGCTCCAGGCGGCCAAATTGAAGGCGTAGACTTTACAAACGTAAGCCCATATCGTTTAGGGCGTAGCCTTTTTAACCGCGTCTCAGGACTCTTGGGCGCTTATATTGACACTGATTCTATGGTGCAGTAATGCCAGCCTCAACCATCCTAGACACAGTTCGCCAGCCTTTAGCAGACGCTTTTGCTAACGTAGCAGGCAACGTCTACGCGTACGTCCCAGAGGCTCCCATGGTTCCTTTCGTGGTGACAGTCCCGGACTCTCCTTACCTTGAATTAGAGACGATTAATAAGTCGACACTTCACATAAAGATTAATCTCGTTATCTCAGTCGCGGTTGCATATAACAGCAACCCCGCATCGCTCGATAACCTCGAGCAACTAGTAATAAGCGTTCTGAAGGTTATCCCGGTGGGATACACAGTCGGAGCGGTTGAAAAACCAACAGTAACTCAGGTCGGGCCTTCTAATTGCTTAGTGGCAGATATCAGAGTTTCTACCTACTACACACAAACTAACTAAGGATAAATAATGGCAACCACAGTAATCACAGGTCGCGATATTTCTCTATCTTTCACAGGTGGAACAGATATCGAGGCTCAGGCACTTTCAGCAGTCCTAACAAAGACAAACCTTCGTGAGACATACCAGACTCTCGACGGCGAGGCTTACAAGACCACTAATACAGAGGCTTCTTTTGCTCTTTCTATGCTCGCTGACTGGGGTAAAACTTCTTCAGTATGTGAGGCTCTATGGGCTGCAGCAGAAGCGCCAGACACAACTATTTCAGTAACACTTACAGCCGCAACAGGCGCTCAGTTCGTCTTTCCAATTCTTCCTGAATTTCCAACAGCAGGAGGCGCTGGAACAGACGCACAGACTGTAGACTTTACTTTCAAGGTAGCAAACGGAACTGTCACAGAGACATTCTCCTAAAAAGTAGAAACGGGAGCAAACAATGCAACAACAAATAACAATTAAATATGTAGACGGAACCGATACCACTTACCTGGTTCGTCCACCTGATTACGCCAAGTGGGAGATGACAACTAAAAAGGTTATCTCCCAGTTCGGCGGCATGTGGGACATCCTTTATGTAGCACATTCAGCGATGAAGCGTGAAGCAGGCGGCAAGCCAACTAAGACACTAGATGTCTGGATGGAATCAGTCGCGGATGTTGAAGTAGGTGAAGGTGACCCAAAAGTCATCCAAGAGGAAGCGTAAGCCGACTCTTAGTTGAACTGGCACTTGCTACACAGATTCCAATGGAACACTGGCAAAGTGCCGAGGATATTCTTACAGCAGTTGAAATACTAGAGGAGCGCAATCGTGGCAGATGAACTAATCGCCTTCGATAAGAGCGAACTTCGCTTGGTATTTAAGGCTTTAAAGAATATGGGTGAAGAGGCTAACGAAGAGGCCAAGCGTCAATCTGGCGCTTTGGCTGACTTCGCTCGCGCTGAAGTTATCCAAACTGCCAGCCGAGGTAATAACACCAAAGTTTCAGGCCGTATTGCTCAGGGTTCTAAAGTCAAGAAGTCAAGCCGCATAGGTGAAATTACCTACGGCTTTGCTTCTCAGAAGTTCTCAGGTGGGGCAACCACTAAAGACATCTGGGGCGGCGCTGAATTCGGTTCTAATAAGTTTAAGCAGTTCCCCGTATGGTCAGGCCGTGAAGGCCGTGGCTCTAAGGGTTGGTTTATCTATCCAACTCTGCGAAAGATTCAACCGCAGATAGTAGCCAGGTGGACCGAATCATTCGATAAGATTCTGAAGGAGTGGGGCTAATGGCTACAGGTACTAGAGCGTTAACGCTTAAACTCCTTGCCGACGTCGATAACTTTACCAAGAATTTAGACAAGGCAGATAAAGACGTCTCTACTTTTGGAGATAAGGTCGGAGATTTTGGCAAGAAGGCCGGACTTGCTTTTGCAGCCGCAGGAGCCGCAGCAGTTGCTTACGCTGGAAAGTTAGCAATTGATGGAGTTAAGTCAGCAATCGCAGACGCCGCCGCGCAAGAGAAGTTAGCGCTTACTCTAAAGAACGTAACCGGCGCGACAGATGCCCAGATAGCCGCTACTGAAGATTACATTACTAAGACATCACTTGCCTTTGGCGTTACAGATGATGAATTAAGACCATCGTTGGAGCGTCTATCTCGCGCCACTGGAGACCTTTCTAAGGCTCAAAAACTTCAGGCGGTTGCTTTAGACGTATCTGCCGGTAGTGGTAAATCACTTGAGGCCGTCACCAACGCCATGGCAAAGGCAGCCGAAGGTAATACTGCCGCGCTTGGTAAATTGGGTATTGGCTTAACCTCTGCTCAACTTAAAACCATGAGCATGGATGACATTACTGCGAAACTAGCAGATACTTTTGAGAACCAAGCATCGACCAAGGCGGACACATTTCAAGGCAAGTTAACCCGTCTTCAAATTGCTTTCGACGAAGGTAAGGAAACTGTAGGTGCTTATATCCTTACAGCAATTACTCCTATGGTTGAACTTATCGTTAAAAAGGTAATCCCTGCTATTCAGGATTTCACTAGCAATATCGGAGACAAACTATCTCCAGTAATGAAAATTATTAGACCAGTTATTGACGGCCTTCGTTCTGCTTTTAAGTCCGTTAGCGATTCCCTTAAAGAGAATAACGACGAACTTCAGCCTTTCTATAACTTCATGAAGACTATCTACAACTTCGTAAAAGATTATCTAGCGCCTGCTATTGGCACAGTTTTAGGTAAGGCCTTTGAAGCATTGGGTAAAATCATTTCAGGCATTATTGATACTTTTGCAGATTTCGTTGAAAAGATTAGTAAGATTTATAACGCGATTAAAGGCATTATTGATGCTATCAAGGGCGCTGGTTCAGCAGTAGGAAACTTCTTCTCTAAGGCTTCTTTTGAAACTGGGGGTTCTGCTATAACTGGGGCCTCTTCTCCATCTGCTCCTTATTCGGCTCCTTCTATGCCATCGGACGGCATGATTAGTTATAACCCTTCTACTGGCCTTAATTACAACCCTAACGCTGGAACTACTAACATCACTGTTAACGGGGCAATCGACCCTGAATCTACAGCGCGCCAAATCGTAGGCCTTCTCAACGATTCTAATGCGCGTGGAACCCTAGGAAGTGCAGGGCTTTACTTCGCATGACAGCCTGGACTCCTACCTATAAGGTCTTAATTGATGGTCAGGAAATCACAGACGTAACTCTATCTGGCCTAACCATTACTTCGGGCCGTACCGATATTTATGCTCAACCAGTGGCGGGATACTGCCAACTCCAATTAATGAATTTAAATAATTCTAGTTATGACTTCACCGTAGGAACTGGCTTAACTGTAGAAGTAACTGATTCTTCTGGAGATTATGTTCCTATCTTTGGTGGTTATATCTCAGACTTTACTATTTCGGTGAACCGAGCAGGTTCTATCGGTTTTACTACTATGGCCAGCATTACAGCCTTAGGCGCTCTTTCTAAACTACCTAAAATTATCGACCCTGGAGTTTTATCTACCGACTACGACGGCGACCAGATTTACAGTCTTCTTTCTGGATATCTTTTAGGCCAATGGAACGAACTTCCCGCCGCAGAGACTTGGGCCGCATATAATCCTACAGAAACTTGGGCTAATGCGGCAAACATTGGACTAGGCGAAATTGACCAGCCAGGCGACTACGAAATGATAGCCCGCTGAAATCGCCAATTCAGCCTTTGGTTATCTTTACGAAGACTCAAACGGCAATATCGGTTATGCAGATTCAACTCATCGCCAAGATTATTTAGCAGCAAACGATTACACTATTTTGGACGCTAACCACGCTAATGGACTTGGATTATCTTCTACCACTCGCGCAGGCGATTTAAGAAACTTTTATACAATTAACTATGGCAATAGCGGTAGTGGGTCATATACGGCTCAGGACACGCAAAGCCAAAAACTTTATGGAGTTTATGGCGAAGATTACACTTCAAGAATTAAGAACGCCGCAGACGCTGAAAGCCTTGCAGACCGTTACATCGAATTAAGAGCCTTCCCGTATGCCAAGTTCGAGGCTATTACTTTTACGCTAGGTAATCCAGAGATTGACGATAGCGACAGAGACGCTCTTCTTAACATCTTCATGGGCCAGCCAGTCTGGGTTCAGAACCTACCCGGCAATATTAATAATGGCTCTTTTCAGGGTTACGTCGAAGGCTGGACCTTTAGAGCGAGCCTGAATAATCTAAGCGTGACTTTTAACGCTTCTCCTATAAACTTCTCCCAAATTACTGTAAAATGGGAGCAGGTATCAGCAGCCGAGACTTGGAACACCCTAAGTCCGACCCTTACATGGAATGACGCGATAGGAGCCGTAGCCTAATGGCAACAACTACAACCAACTTTGGCTGGGATATTCCTCAGTCGACAGACTTAGTAAAAGATGGTGCAACAGCCATTGCAGCGCTTGGTCAAGATATTGACACAGCCTTTATTGACCTGAAGGGTGGCACAACAGGCCAAGTGCTTGCCAAGGCATCTAATACAGACCTTGATTTTACTTGGGCTACAGACGCTTCAGGTATCCCTGCAACAATCTTTGATGCTAAAGGCGATTTAATTGCTGCAAGTGCAGCAGACACGGCGGCGCGTTTAGCGGTTGGAACTAATGGCCAGGTACTTACAGCAGATTCGAGTACAGCAACGGGCCTAAAATGGGCAACCGCAGCAGGCGGCGGAAAAGTTCTACAGGTGGTTTCAGCCACTTATTCAACGAACGTAACTAATACAACTGGAACTTTTGCAGATACAGGACTTTCTGCAAGCATTACTCCTAGTGCAACAACTTCTAAGATTCTTGTATTAGTTTCACAAAATGGTTGCTATAGAGATGGTCAAACTGGCGTGGGTCTTAAATTGCTTCGCGGAAGTACAGATATTTTACTATTCGCACAATACGCTGGCTATAACGCTGGCAGTTCTGGAAGAGGCGTAGTTTCAGGTATTGCCACGACTTATTTAGATTCACCAGCGACCACTTCATCAACTACATATAAAACACAATTAGCAAACCCAGAGCCAAGCGGAACAGTAGGCGTACAGGGTTATTCTTGCGTTTCTACAATTACTCTTCTAGAAATAGGTGCATAATGAATAAAGCGGTAGAAGTATTAAATTACCTTATTCCTCAGGGCGGTTGGATTCTTGTTGGTGAAGATTACGAAGGAATTACATTTCTTGAGTGTGAACCAATTACTAAAGAACAATTTACTAAAGGTTTTGCACAATTAGAGGCATGGGAAAAGAAGACAAAAACAGACAACGCAACCGCTAAGGCTGCATTATTGAACCGTCTCGGTATTACAGCAGACGAAGCCGCTCTTCTACTGGCATGACCCCAAAGTTATGCAAGGCTGGGAAGCAACTTCGTGAGCAGTTCGACGATAGTTTTCCAGACCGAGATAGAGCCAGCGATGGCTGGGTCGCAGATGCTCGCCATGTCGCAGGTGGTAAGTCTGACCATATTCCAAGCGCTGATAGCGCAACGGTTAGGGCTATCGACGTTGACCGAGATGTATCTGGTTCAGCAAAACCGGACCTCATGCCAGACATTGCTGACCAGATTCGACTCTGCGCCAAGGCCGGAGATAAAAGAATTTCGTACATCATATTCAACGGACGCATTGCATCGTCTCGCATGGGCTGGCGCTGGAGAAAGTATTCTGGAAGCAACCCGCATAACCATCATTGCCATATCTCTTTCACTAAAAAGGGCGATACAGACGGTTCGTTCTTTAATATACCCATGTTAGGCGGGACACTATGAATATGAAGCATCCAGCAATAATCTCAGTAGGAGCGTTCCTTGCAGTATGGGGAACTACTTCTAACTTCGCTTTAGATTACCGAGCAATCCTTGGTTCAATCGTGGCTGGCGTATTCGGTTACGCATCTCCTAAAAAGTAATGAGCGCGGCTGACCTTGCTGCTTGGCTTGTGGCTGTTGTCACTCTTCTTGGTGGTCTTGCTGCATATACCCAGTTCATGATTAAGCATTATCTATCTGAACTCAAGCCTAACTCAGGCTCAAGTCTTAAAGACCAGGTATCTAGATTAGAAGCGCGTGTCGATACCATCATCGACCTATTAGGTAAGTAACACTTATCTCATGGCAAGGAAACGACCAGTCATAGACTTAGATACTTATTCTGCGCTAGACGCTTATGCTATAGCGCTTAACGAGTACTATAAGTCTTTGCGTAGAGCAGGGTTTTCAGAAACCCATGCGTTCTGGCTGCTTTCGGATAGAGATAACTTTCCAGACTGGATTATTCCTAACCTGCCTAATCGAATCGACAATATCCCCTATGAGGACGACGACGAGGATTAAATGAAAAGAATCGTTATCCTGAGTGACTTGCAAGTTCCTTTCGAGGACGTACATGTGACTCAGAACATAGCAAGATTCCTACAGAAATTTAAGCCAGACCAGACAGTTACGATAGGCGACGAGATTGACTTCCAGACCATCTCTAAATGGAGTGAGGGAACCCCTCAAGCCTATGAGCAGAGTCTTGGTGATGACCGTGACCGGTGCGTCGACCTCCTCTGGGAGTTGGGTGTTACTGACTGCATCCGAAGCAACCATACAGATAGACTATATAACGTCATCATGAAGAAGATTCCATCGTTTCTCAGTCTGCCAGAGTTACGATTCGAGAAGTTTATGAAGTTCGATGAATTAGGTATTACCTTTCATAAAAACCCTATGAACATCGCTCCAGGCTGGATAGCAGTGCATGGCGACCATACACCTATCAAGCCCCAGGGAGGCTTATCAGCCCTAGAAGCGGCCCGTAGACACGGAAAGAACGTCATCTCTGGACATACTCATAGAGCAGGCCGTAGCGCCTTTTCTGAGGCCTCTGGAGGCCGTTTAGGGCGCGTTCTGCATGGTGTTGAGGTTGGTAACTTAATGGACTTTAAACAGGCTGGATATACCAAGGGAACGGCTAACTGGCAACAGGCTTTCGCCATTATGTACGTTCATAAGTCAACGGTTCAAGTGGACCTAATTAACATTGAAAAGAACGGGACTTTCATAGTCCAGGGTAAGGTCTATGGACGACCTAGACGTTGACATCAAACGCACTATTGACGACCAAGTAGACGCTACAGAATTGTTACCATTTCGTTATCAAAATGTGCTAGTCGAGGTGGAATTGCCATTGTAAGGTTCTCCTAACAACCGAAACACGGTTGAAGGGAGATAACATGACAGTTCTACAGTTAATCCTTTTAGGCACTCATGGCCTAATCGGAGTTCTTATGTATAAGATGGGTAAGCATGACGGCCAGATAGAAGGCCGTATCGAGCAATTCCAGCGAGTTAATTCGTGAACGCCGGTGACTATCTCAACGAAGCCAAGGCTATCATCGAAGACCGTGGCTTGGACTATGGACACCCGACAGACAACATGTCCAGAACAGCATCCTTATGGTCTGCATACCTCGAAATGCCGGTTACTGACTACCAAGTGGCTATGTGTCTGGCGTTGGTCAAAATCGCTAGGTCAATGGAGACTGGAAAAGTCGATAATTACATCGACGGAGCAGCATACTTTGCTATATCAGGACAACTAAGAACTGAGGAGAACGAACTATATGTTTAATTTAGAAGATTACGAAGATGTTGCAACTTTGAACCGCTGGTTCATCGAAAATTACCCTATGGGCCGCTCTAACCTGGTTACTGAATCTCATGACCCAGATAAAGGCTTTATTAGAGTAAGAGCAGAAATCTACCGAGACGTAACGGATGCTTACCCAGCAGTAACGAATATCGCTTTTGGCGCTCGAGATTTATACAATCGCAATATGGCCCGCTATTACTGCGAAGATACTGCTACAAGCGCTTTAGGGCGCGCCATTATTCTTCTAAAAGGTTCTGCCAAGACTGCTACAAGGGAGAGCATGGAAGAAGTAGCCAAGACTCAAAACGTAGTAGCGGAGGTAAAGGCTAAAATGGCTCAGACATCAAAGGAATATGTCCCGGTAG